GTTTTGAGAAAGCTGTGCGGCACCACTAACTTCTACCTGTACGTTTGTACTACCGTCGAAAGAAAAGATACCGAGACCGCCGCCTGCTACTTGAGATAGAGCACCTGGTGTTCTACCTGCAATCGAAGCGCTAACTGCATTAGATGCACTAAGTATGCTATTCATACCTAGAGGGCCTTCTACCCCGCTACTTAGAATATAAGAAGCAGTAGTTGCTGTAAATGAACCGGTACCTTGATAGGTGAACAAGCCTGTAGTTGTATCGTACGATACGATATTAGGCTTATTTGCGTTAGTAAGTCCTGAGACATTTATCGAGCCGGTTATAGCTACGTTATTATCAATGCTTAAGTTATTTAACTGTGCTACGCTACCCGATACTACGACTTTTTTCCAATTTGCCATTTCGTTTGTGGTTTTTTACTTTAATAAATAGTTAATTTTAGTCCAGACCTACATACATATTTGTGGATGTAAACCATATTCCGCCGTTTGGTGCAGTACCGGTTGGATTGGCTGATTGAGTTGCGAACTGTACAACACTCTCGCTCACTGTCAACACAGGTTGTTCTGTCTGTTTATTTCTAACATAAAAATAATTGCTATATATGTCTACAGTAGTAGCAGAACCGGTTATAAAGAAAGTACTTCCTGTATAAATTAGATCGGATGACGCTGTAGCGGCATTAGTCGACCCGTCAGATATGATTAATCTACCGGGACCTGCATTGTAGATTGTATTAAAGCCTTCCCCGGATGCACCTACTGGTACGAATGCAAATTGATCTCCGTCAGCAGGATCATTACCGGCTGAGGTTAACTGCGATACGCCGTAGCTTTCGTATCCTGTTTCAGGCGGTGCTACGCTTGTGATCTGTAGCAGTTTATAGGTACCGGCTTCGGTAAGGCTTACGAGCTTTATTACTGTACCTACTGTGAGATTATCTAAATAACCTGAAAAACTTACATTTGGATTATATGCAAAGTTGTCAAACGATGCAGCAGTAGGTGATGATGACCAGGGTTGATTCAACTTAAAGTATCCATTACCAGGATCAACTCCTGTACTTAAACTTGACGTATATATCCATATAGCTAACTGTCCCCCAGTCTCTGCACTCAGGGAAAGTCCGTTAACAAATAAGGCACCACTTATATTTGTACTACCCGTTACGTTTAAGCTACCGCTTATAACAGCGCTTCCAGTAAAAGGAAAAGATGATACGTTTGCAATATACGATGCTGTAAGTGCATAAGAGGCAGATATAGCATTTGAGATTGAACCGCTGAAGTAAGAAGAAGTTAAGGCATGTGATGCTGTGAGAGGTACAAGACTTGTTAAATTTATCAAAAAAGTTGTACCGTCACCCTTAGTAAACGTGATAGTAGGGTTAGAAAATGAAGCTGTTTCAATTAGAGACCCTGTAGCTGCCCCTCCTGCATTCAGTGCATGCGATGCGGTAACGGCATAAGAAGAGGTTCCAAATAAGGAACCGGTTGCTCCTGCAAAAAAGTTAACAGTATTTAAAAAGTCGGCAGATCCGCTTACTCCAAGGCTACCTGACATGAGAATGGTACTTCCGCTTACTCCATTCAAAGCGTAAATAATTCTCAGAACCTGTTCTGACTTAATTATTTGACCGGGAGATATACCGGAAGTTGATATAGTATCTGCCACTCCTAAGAAATTTGATTATAAATAGTTCGTTCCGTAACAATAAGAAACCTGCTTTACTGCACCTGTTCGGTGGTAAATACTATTTTACAAATATTATAGGTTTTTCCGGAAAGCTGTGCTATATAAGCATTTAGCGAATCCGGAATAAGGTAACCGTTGACAGTTAAATCGAATTCGGTTCTCACCAATCTATCTTCACCTTGATCGAAGACTTGCGCGTCGTTAAACGTCTCAGTTTTCGCAAGAAATTGAAAAGAATCCGGGTCTCCCCAGTAGGAATTAGAAGCAAAATTAACAGCTTCTATCAATTTATTCATTTGCTCTACGTAGTTTGTCCACATTATTACTGTATAATTTACAGTAACGTAGTCTGGAGTAACTACAACTGTATATTCTCTCTGCAGCTTTTGATTCTGCAGTACATTAAAGTTATCGTATATGTTTCTCCTTGAAAAAGGCTTTTCGTATAGCTGAACGTTTTTTGCAGCGTTACCGTCTATTTTATTTCCAAGCGTTCTATTCTGTACTACTGAAGATCTTTTAAAGACTAAGAGAGGTGACATGATTCTTGCTACATTATCGCGATAGTACCCGTCCTTCTGTATTGATTTCCATTTTTCAGGTGAGCCGTATATAACAGGAACGAGTACCGTAGAGTTATTTTGAAATACCGTAAGCTTAAGAACGTTTGCAAAATGGTACATTATTGATTGATCAATATCTTTTAATCCTATTGAGTACTTTTTGTCTCCTGTAGGTTCAAAAGCAGTCTCATATGCTCTGTTAAATTCTGGTTGACCAGGTTTGAATGGTTCAGAGAACACTAGATTTGGATTGCCATACTGCGGATCTGCAGGTATGACAAGCTTATTCATAAACTCCCTTCTATTTTCCGGACGTACTATCTGTGGCATATTAGAGTCTCTGTTGTGTTATACCCAATCTTTCTGGCGATGTCATATGGGTGTTTAAAATAATAGAAAAACTAGTACCAAAGTTATTTAATCCTTGAGAGTAAGAGTAATTTGGATCTTTTCCAAGGAAGAGCTGATTTTCGTTCGTATTATCGACTTCGTAGTATAATTCGTTATACATAACAATGTCACCGGTTTCGGGGACTACATTAGCTGCTTCTAAATCAGGCTTTAAAAATCTAAAATCTACCTCTCTTCTACTGTCGGGGCCAAAATTATTATCAGTAACTGTAGAGAAGTCTCCTCTAACTATCAAGCAGTTTAGAAGTACCGGACCAATATACTGCTTAACTGGTGATTCACCGTAGATATTCGGAGGAGATGCCGGTATTACTACCTTATAGTAGCCTATCTGCTGGGTTACTACGTTATTTACAAACTCGCCTGCTACACCAAGTTGCATTGTTGCATCTCTCACTGAACCGAATAGTGCCATAATTATCCGATGTATACCATCAACGGTATACTATTTAAGGTATCGTTAAGAGAATTGTTTTCCGACTGTTTTCTTTCAAGTTGCTTCTGTCTTGACATGTCTTCGAAGTCAAGGCGTAATTTCTCACGCAAAGCTACTTGCATTTCTTTACCACGTGTAATTAAATCCGCATAGTTAAGAGTAGCTTCTGCACCAGGAATCAATACAGTCTGGTATTTTCCACGTATTAATCCTAGTAGTTCTGATGTTAGTGCAGCTGTATATTCTTTGATCCATTGCTTACCTGGTTGATTGATATCAGAGTAAGTTATTAGACCGTAAGGTGCTAAAGCAGCATTTGCAACTAAGCCTTGGTTATTATCGTAAGGGCTGTTTTCAGTAAGAGACATCAAATCTGACTGAAATGCATACTGAAGAGAAATACACTGCCTGTATCCTCCGTAGTTACTCCCTAGAGGTACAGGTGTTATTCTCAAGTTAGTACCAATAAGTTCAAACGACCATTCGGGTAAACGTACGTCATTTGACATCTCTAGCTCTTGTATTCTCTGAATGTCCCAAAAGACAGGATAGTATGTTACGCTATTATTTCCTCCGTATCCCATACCTCCATATCCGCCCCAATCTCCAGGCCATGCACCTGAACCACCAAGCTGTGGGTAATAAGCACCATAACCATACCCGTAAACTGCAGGCGGTGCTTGATACATTACCCTTTGAATTATAATTCTATCACCTGGATCCATGCTCTGGGATGCTACAGCCCAATCGTATACGTTATAGTTTTGTTGACCGGATATAAGTTCTAGGGAACCGCTTTTCCAGCTTACGAATCCACCTACTCCTGCTACTTGACCATACGTTTCTGCTATGTTAACTAAGTTAGTTAGGTTAGGAGATACTACGGTATTGTTTAGTAAAGAAGAAGTCGGTTGTCCTTCAAGTGTAAGGTAATTGTCCTTTATCTTAAGCTGGTATAATTCTTCGGCATAGATTGAAACTGCTTCTTCAAAACAAGCGTAAATCGATCCGGACTGTAGTTCGACATCTAGTACAGGGTATCCTAATTTCCATGCACAGTAGTTAGCTACTTTTGGCCCGTCGGTTTGATATTCCGGGTCGTTATCGTAAAATCCAAACGGTGTACTACCTGAAATTGGTCCTGGATTGCCGTTATAAATTATTGGATTCGCCATGTTTTTTAGTCTCTATGATCTAAATAAATTTTTAAAATATCTTCAACGATTGGATCGCGATGATTAGTTTTTAGAGTCACAACCGAAAAACCTACTACGTTAGTCAAGTTATTACATATAAATCCGAAACCTGATAATTTTTTATCTTTTAGGTCAATCTGTGCAGTATCACCACATATAATCATTCTTGATCCTTCACATATTCTACCGAGGACTAGCTCCATTTGCCTGTGTGTGATATTTTGACCTTCGTCTACTACAACACAACAGTTTGTAAGGTTTCTTCCTCTCATAAATGCTACAGGAATCACCTCAATCCTGCCTTCTATAATCTCTCTATCTATCTTTTCCTTATTATAGAGCCTATACATGTTATCGTATATGGCAGCTGTATAAGGAGCAAGCTTAGCATCTTTATCACCAGGCATAAACCCTAATTCCTCACCTGCTGTTACTGCAGGTCTTGTAAGAATCACTTTCTCAACTTGACCGGTAAACAGTAAATCTAGTGCTGCCTGTGCTGCAACCATTGATTTTCCTGAACCGGCACCTCCTTTCAAAACTGTTATCTTGTTTCCTAGAATAACCGATTTTGCGGCTTTCTGTTCTTCATTGAGCGTAACTTGAAATTTGATCGGATTCTTTAGTTTTTTCTTTTTTGAAACTGTTGTTGTCACCATGCAAAGACCATTTGATATAAATAGTAAGCAAAAGGGAATAAAAAACCCTCCGAAGAGGGTTCTACATTATATATTCTCAAGGATTTATATTAAGGTAGAGGATATTGGTAGGATCCAGAGTAGAGAACAGCAATTCCTTCAGATTGAGACACTTGTGTTATAGCACCAAAAACCCCGTTGCCGGCTGTAAAAGAAGCGCTTACTGCACTGCCTGAAAGGTTGCTAAAGGTAACGATAGCCGTTGTAGCAGTTACTGGATAATACCAAAAAGCGTCGGCTGTTACGTTTGTGGATCCGCTTAGAATCGAACCTCCTGATAGGCCGTAGGGGCCTCTGCTCAAATCTACTAGAGTAGGCATTTTTATTTTTAAATAAATAGCAAATTTTACAATAAAAAAACCGGCCTTACGGGGCCGGTTTTTATTTTTTAGGCTAGTTTAGATTAGCTAGCTTGAGCTACATTTAAGTTAGCAACGTATACCTTACCGTAGTACTCAGGACGGATCATCTTCTTCGCGTAGCGAGTCATGATACCTTTTCTTGGTGTGAAGGTATCTGGATCGTACACTAGAGGTGTCATGATCAACGGTACGTATGGGGCGTAAACAGCACCACACTCTAGGAATTGATTACCACGGAAGCCCATCAAGATGGTATTCTCAGTCATATAAGGGTTTTTGTAAACCTTGTAACGACTGTTCAACTGACCAATCTTCTGAACACCGAATGCATACTTCATAGTATCTGCTGCACCATCTGTATCGGCTGCAAATCCAGGAATAGATTCAAGGATTGTAGCTACAGTTGGAGAACATACTAGGAAGTTAGCACCACCACGTAAAGTCAATTGGTGGATTTTGTTAGATACAGCCTGAAGTTTGATACCCAAAGTTTGGAACCAAGACATCTGGTTGTAGTAAGCACCAGCAGTATTGCTTGTGTAAGCAGTACCAGCAGCGTTGATTTGGTTACCGATCTGTGCAGACCAGTTAGCAACTGTTTGTGCGTTCTCGATCAACATATCAAGAATCTCAAGATCAATCTCAAGAGAGATATACTCAGAAAGCATACCAGTTAACTCAGCTTCAGCATCAAGAGAATGGTAAGCATTCAAATCTTGAGCAAATTCTGGAGTCCATTGTGCTTTTAACTTACGAGTCTTAGCAGAAATAGTCTCAGACTTCATCTGTACGTTTATCTCAGGGATAACGATAGTTGTAGAAGAAGCTGCGTTCGGGTTAGAGAATGGAGCTGGAGTATCGCCAGGTGCATCTTCGAAATCACCGCGAGTTTGGAAATTGGTTTGCTTATTGTAGAATACAATAATTGAACCGGTTACAGCATCGATAGCTGCTGCATTAGATCCACTTACATAGAATAAGATATTGCCACCAGATAAAGTAGTAAAATCATTAATCAAAGTAGAAGGGGATAGTATAGCAGAGCTAGCGCTCAATTCGAAAGCACGGATACCGTTAAGGTCAGGGGTGCTTAAAGAAGCAGTAGGAACTGCGATCTGAATCATCTTGCTATCTGCAACAGACTGAGAGTAGTCTTGGTTGAAGTTAACGTTAGCAAAAGTTGCGGCAGTTGTTACAACTTCACCTGCAGAAGCAGAAAACTGGTTGATAGAATATCCGTAACGTCCTTGACCATAAAGACCACCTTCAGCAAGGTTACCAAATCCGCTAGTAGCAGTTTGGTTTAGAGTACCATAAACAGATTGTCCCTTTACGAAAGGCTTAGGGATGTTGTTACCATACTGGAAATCTAAGTAGAATACTAGACCAGCAGGAAGGTTCATTGGCTGGACGCTAACGAACTCTTTAGATGCAATTTGTCCGAAGATCTTACGAACAAGAGGTAAGGCTACACCAGCCCACTGCTCACCATTACCAGGAGTAAAAGTAGCACCGTTGGTTACACCACCACCAGTTGTAGAAGATTCGAGTACGAGTTGCTTTGCTTGGTTTTCAAGAATAACGGCCATATTAGTGCGGTCGTAATCTCTCAAACCCTCAAGAAGGCCGGACTTAGCCCACTTCTTAGCAAGCTTCTGACTAACCCCCATTTGATCGCTGTATGGGTTAGCGCTCTCTAAAAGAGAATTAACTAGGTTTGACATTTTTGTTAATGTTTGGTTTTAAAAATTGTTATTTTGTTATTCCAGCAAGCTGTTGCCATCTTGATACGAAAGCGTCAGCTTCAACAATCGGACGAGCTGGGGCACTACCGATTGGTTTTGATGCAAAACCTACAGATTCTTTAAGTGAAGTCTTTTTAATATCAGCACTGATAGATTCAAGTAAGGTTTTGTAAGTGTTCTCAACCTCTTTAACAGATGTTGTTCTGTCAAATGCGTTGATAACTTTTGTTTTTTGTGATTCAGAAAGATTTTTTGCCTTGAAAATTTTGTTTACATAAAGAAGCTTTGCACTGAATAAATTGATCTCATTGAGTTCAGTCTTAAGGGCTTTGATTGTTTTTATAGCCTCTTTCAACTCTTTCTTAGTTTCATCGTACTGTACCATATGCACGTCATGAGCTTTTGGATCAATTTGACCGCCAGGACCAGTACCTTCTTCTACCTTGTCTCCTTTCTTTTTACCTTCTTCCATTTTGTGCTCTTCTTCTTCAAGTTCAGCAAGGATTTCGTCGAGAGAGATTTCATCTTCTCCTGCTTCTATTTCCTGGCCACTACCTAAATCAGTTGCAAGTTCAGTACCGGCATCGAGTGCACCGCCACCACCGCCTTGTAGTTGCATGAATACATCACGAATGATGTCTTTCAATTCACCTACGGTAATGTCTACTACTTCTTGCTCTTCACCAGCTTCGATGTCTTTGGTAAGGTCTTCGCCGGCTTCTTCAGCCTCGTCGTCTTCCTCTTCTTTTTCGTCATCTTCTTCTTCAGCTTCGTGAAGTTTGTGATCGCCATGACTAGTCTTTGCTTTTTCATCATAACCAGTTTCGCCTTTAGCTGCTTTTCCGACATAGCCGTCTTCAGGAACATGTCCTTCTTCGACTGTGTCATCTCCTTCTTCGATTTTTTCTTCAGAAAGAGCATCTAACTCGGCTAAGATTTCATCTAAAGTAGCTTCTTCCATGTCGTGGGCTTCTTTGTGCATTTTTTCTTTGTCATGCATCATAGCTTCCTCCATTTCAGTAGCTTCTTCCATGGTTTCGTCCTCTTCTTTTGTAAGTTCTTTTGCCATGGTTTCCTTGATAAAAGGCTCAAAATGCTCGGCGAGAGTAGTTCTGGCGGCAGCCATTGCAGTCTCACGAACAGCCTTTGCGTCAAGGATTGCTTGTTTAAACAATTCTTGATTTTCCATCTTAAATTTGTTTCGGGGATTGCTAATTAGTAGGGTAGCAATATAAGTGTGTATAGAATACGAGATGCCATATTAGGATGGCATACTATCATAAATATCCCTGCCTGTACGGAAAACCTTGATTTATAATAAAAAAGTTTTTACTTATAGTAAAATCCAGTATGTGTGCAATATTTATTATTATGAAAAATGTAGTATATCAAATACAAATAGGACCTTATAAGCAAATCGGCTCTACAAATAATTTAAAGAGACGTATGGCTGAGCATCTAAATGCTCTTAAAAAAGATAAACATAAAAATGAGTTTATGCAAAATGTTTACACTAAATATCAAGATTTTTCTTACTCTATACTTAAAGCTTTCGAAACTAGGAAGCAGGCTTATGATTATGAACAGCAACTGCTGTTAGAGTATTCAGGTAAACCTTACTTTCTTATGCTGAGCAATGCTGCAACTGGGTTCGCGTTAGGGAATTTTCACCCTAACAAAAAACTTGAGTTTAGAAAAGCTCAGTCTAAAAGATTATCCTTGAATAATCCTATGAAGGATCCTGCTACTGCGAAAAAGAAAGGAGATACGAGTAGAAAGCTGTGGAAAGAAAATCCTAAAGATATTTCCTACCTTTACACAAAAGAGGTTTGTGAAAAAAGGAAAAAGAGTTTAAAAAAATATTATAGTGAAAATCCTAAAAATCAGGTAGGTGCTAATAATCCTAACGCTAAAAAGCTTTTAAACGTAATTACTGGTGAGATTTACGCTACGGGTAAAGACGCCGGGAAGGCGTTTGGGTTAAAGTCTGCGCGAATTTCAGCTTTAGCTAAAGAGGGTAAGAAGTTAAGGTTTATCTAAGACAGCAGACTCCTGAGTTTAGACATATAATGTCGGAGATGATTTTATTTACACCTAAAAGTTTACTCTGACCTGGATCATAGGATTCATTTAGACCTCCTACCGGTTTTACATAAGCACCATACGTTGATGGTGTAGATACAAAATCCCAGCAGATTAATTCCAAGTCGTCTTCTACTTGAACAAGACCTTCACCGATTGGTGAAACCGATCCCATTGCACGTGAACTAACACCTACTGTGATATTGTTCATGAATAATTCTCTGAGAATATTACCAGATGGGGTATCTAAGATCTCGAATTCACCCATTAAATTCTTACCGTCCCACCAAAGACGTGTAATATTATGACAAACGTTCTTGAGATTAATTACAGATGATTCTGGGTGATCGAGTTCGCCAAGTGCTCTTCTTTCCCTGATTGGTCCTTCAATATATAACTGCACCTGCTTGGCAAGAGTCTCGTAATCGTAAATCCGTTTATTGGCATTAGGCTTGTCAGCAGCCTGTACAAGACCGGCTACGATAAGAGGTGCTTTTGGATTCATTCTAGCCTCGTGTAGTTGCCTAGGTAAGGGCGTGAATGGTAAATACTCTATAAGAACTTGCTTTGACATTATGCTTTCGTAAATAATTGATTAAATTGTGGATCTTTCATGGTCGCCTCATCATCAGGACGATTAGCATCAAAAGATTGAATCTTATCTGTTTTTTTATTTATATAGAGTATCTCTTTTACAGCAGCTGTAAGTTTTTCTTTAAGAGCTTTTATCTTGTCTTCTTTTTTGATAACGGTAGCACGTAAGCTAGCTTCCTCTTCTTCGTCGCCTGCAGCTTGCTGTCCTATAGGATCTTCATTTACTTTATCCTCGTTGTTACTCCACTTAACCATTGTACGAGGCTTCATCTCACTAGAGGGAAGCTCCATAGTAGTCTTTTCAGGCTTAATTTTGGTAAGTACGTTTTTCTGCAGGTCTTCTTTGTGACCATCCTGCCACTGAACTGTAGCTGTATGTCCGTCGAATTCGATTACCGATCCCGGGGTCCCGTCACCTTTTTTTTTATAAACTTCCATCCCCTTATGAAACTCTTCGTGGTGTGGGTTCTGGGTAGTCATCTCGTCGAGAATATGTTCTTTGAGTGCTTGTACTTTTGCAATTGCTTTTTCAAAATCTTTTATAGCTTCTTCTTTTGAAGGAAAATCATAATTTTGAACACCTTGTTTAACTCCTCCTTTTTTCCAATTAAAGAAATAACCCCATCCATCTTCGTCTTGTGTTAAGTTAAGGTTACCGTATTTGGTTTTAACTATTTCAACTTCGTTTATTTTTTTAACTCTACCTTTAGTCAAATGTTCTTTGTTTTCATTTGGTATAGTTAATTCATCTAAGATGTGTTCTTTGAGAGCTTGTACTTTATTCTCCATCATATCTCTTTGCGCTTGAACCCAAGCATCTGAATTATATCTTCTGTCAGCTGGTGATTGATATTCAGCGTGAGCTTGTGCTATTGGATCATAAGGTTTGATAACCATTCCTGCAGCTAAACTAATAATCTGAGTTATCTGCTCTGAATCATTTATGCCTTCCGCACGAGCAAGTTTTACAGCTACTTTAGCTGCTTCTTCTTTGCTAGTAGCACCTTTAGCTGCCTGTTTAGCGATTCGTACAGTCGTTGGATTATTTCTCAACCTATGTGAATCTCTGGCCATAGCAGCTAAATCTTCAGGGCCGCCGTCGTAGGGGTCGTGTGATTCTTTTACTACCTTCTCTTTACCAGGAGTAGCAAAAGCTTCAACACCTTTTTGTGATTTAGGTGCTTGAGTCATTACAGGTACCTTAGCAGTCTTAGATTTTTTCTTTTCTTTCTTTTCGAGAGTATCTTGAGTATTGGCCTTAGCATCTTTCTCAACAACCTTCATCTCATTTGGCTTATCAACAAGGTTGTTCTTTTTTACATCTTTCATTTCAAGATCCTTATCCATCTCCTTAACAGCCTTAAAATTTGCAAGCTGTAATTCTTTATACGCATCAGGATCTTTTAAAATATTATCAACGACTTTCTTTCTAGCCTTAACGTAATTCTCATCAGTAATTTCTGGCATTCTAGCAAGTTCATATTGAATACCGTGGTAGACTTGGTAGTAATTTAAGTGATCTATACCTCTAGAAGTTTCAGCTTCTGCGTTTGGATTATGTCCGTAAACGCCTTCAGGCTTTTTAGCTTCGTTTAAAATACGCTTTCCCTTTAGGATTCTTACGGAATCGTCAAAAGACGTAGTGGGTGATATGTGTTGTGGGAATTGCATACGTACATTACGCATGAAATTAGTCTTCGACATTTTGCCCTCCAATAGGTCTTGATATTGAGCTTGAATATTTTTCATAATAATAAATAGTTAGGACTCAGTGTAAGTAATCCATAAGCAAATCGTATACTAGATCAGGTGTATCGTTTAACTCATCTAATTCTTCATCAGTCATTGGTCTGCCGTCTATATCCGCGCTAACAACATAAGCATCAACGTAATCAGGGTAGTCGTTGTGATCTATTCCGTCAAAGGTAACGTTTGTGATCTTACCTGTATATAGATCGCTTTTCTCGATAAATTCTGGTGTATCAGATAAATCAAGATCCTCTTTCAGTAGTCCGGCGATTTTTTTAAGCCGGTTAATTTCACCTAGAAATTCTTTACTCCTCATAATACTTAAGGTCTTCTTCCTTGCCCGCGATATTTCTTTGGTCGCGGACTGTGTTTGTTGAAACTCTTTCGTGCAGAACCTGTTTTTCTTTTGCCGAAACTGATCTTTCTAGATTCACCGCCGCCTTTTGCTTTTG